CATCCTCATCACGAAACTTATACTGAATAATACCATTTGAACATTCTATAACCCTCAACAGAGCAATCTTGTCCTTCTCTGCGTCAGGTAGTGCTTGAAATCTTGTGTCCCAGTCAATCATTGTTCCTTATCAAAAGTAAAGTATTCGTAGATAGAAGACATCACGGCATCTTCCACTGCTTCAATAATAGCGTCTTCAGTAGGATTTTCCACATGTTTGTGTGCCCGTGAATAACCACGACGCACACCTTCTTCAATTGCTTGTTCTAAAATAACTCGGAACTTAGGTTTCATTTAATTGTTACCTCAGTATGGGGATTGTAAGTACATTTCCAAGAAAAACCATTATCACCTGTGCTCATCTGTTCGCTCCAGACACCACCATTAGCAAAGCATTTTGCTTTATCGTGATGATAATCCATACTGTACAGAAATGCTACAAAGATCAAGATAAGAAATCCAATAATCAACGTGATAACTGTTTTTTCAGTTTCTCTGTCCATTAGAGCACCTCCCAATGTGCGTCAGATTTGTCACCGAAACGATTAGTGCCAGTTCTTGTGCTTACCCAGAAAAAGTATTTGCGATTTTCTGATGCCAAGAATAACTCACCACCAGTATCCTGCTCTACAATACAAACAGGATTATTGCCCATAGTATTAGCAAGACGGTTCTTTGCTTTGCTGGACTTTGGTTTGACTGTTACTTTTCTCATGTGGCTATTATACATCTCCTAAATCGGAATCAGTATCCGAATGGTCACTTTCTAAACTGTCCTGCAATTCTTTCATTACTTCATCAAGAGAGTATGTTTTCTCTTTACCAGTATCAATATCTTCTACAAGTTGATGCAGGTAATCAAGAAACTCTTTAGGATATGTTTCATCCATGTTGATGCTACACCAGAACCATTGATAACATTCTTCGTATGGATCATCAGTTTTTGATACAGCATAATCAGCATAGTTTCCACTGATAAGATCACGCCACATCTTAAAATTGTTCCATATTTCTCTCCATCCAGTCCGAAAACAATGCCCAAAGTAATACTCAATCCAATTCAGTTTCTTTGCCATCAGCAATCATCCATTTTTGCTTCTTCTGGATAATAATTTTGTTCCCAGAAATCATTCCATGCAGCTTGACATTCTGGTGACTTATCATCTTTGTCACACTCAAGTTTAACAGGACGATGGCCGCTCAACAGTTCATACAAACCAAGACATTTCTGATAATATTCTTTGTGATGATCGAGATTCTCTTTAACTACTGTACGAATAGTAGAATAAATCTCATGTGGTGATGCATCGCCATTGATTGCATCATGTACCCAGTCTTCCAGTTTCTCAAGAGAGTATTTTTTGTAATCAAAGTCCATCAGCATTCATCCATTTTAAGATAATCGGCAAGTTCTTCATCCACTTCCTTCATATAATCCCAGTTCCAAGTACGGGAAAGAACATCAATATCAAACCCAAACTTATATGCCCAAAACAGAATACTCAACAGACCATTACTTCCCATTGTAATCTGAAGATAAGGCGAAGATGGATGGTCGTTCCAACTTACAGAAAATTGAAACAAACTCCAGCGTTTAATATTCACAACTTGAACATAATATTCATGTCCAAAGTCATAGCGATGCTTGAATTGAATTAGGTTCATTGATTTGTAAAGACCTCATAGTCCACTAGTCTACCATACTTAAAGTGAATTTTGCAACGGGGCCAATCTTGCCACTCACCCTCCCAGGTAGAAGGATAAACCTCAATATATTTTGTGATTGGATGCAACTTTACCTTTCCATGATTACCATTAGAAACCCATTTAAAGTTTTTCCATTTACGAGTATCATCATAGTCAGGATCATCCTCATCAACAACTACAAAGTCTGCAGTATGCGAATAATCAACCAAATACAAATATCCAGCAGGATCTAACCAATAGTCTGCCATTGTGCCACCAATACCTTCTTCAATATCTTTGGTTTGACACTCTACATCTGTAAATTCTTCTCCCAAATCATATGATGAGCGAAAATAATCGAACATGCCCATGGTTACTTATCCGTAATACATGATACTGCAATCGCAGTGGACTTCGTTGCTTCTGCCATTTGTCTATATCCAGTTCCAACATAGATCTGACCGCCAACTACAGCGACAGCCATGATTCCCCAGAATACATAATACCAACTTGATTTTACTTGGTGTTTCATTTTGCGTTCTTGAATAGATTGTGATAGTATACCACCTCTGGATTATCTAGGTCTTTACAACGAGGGTAGAAGATACCGTCTCGATAGCAACCATCTTTGGGGTCTTGTTTGTCATATTTTATCACCGCTGCAGGATAGTCTCTGATGTTACAGAATTCCCCATGACGACGAAGATAATTATCCAAACACAATCCACCAACAAATGGTACAAGGCCTTGGAGCATATAGAGAGTGTACATCAGCGTTTGATTACAGAAACTGCAGGTTGACCTTGATGGAAGATAGTATCGACTACCGCTTGCACTTTGCGGGAAGTGCTGATACCTACATTATCATAAACGGGCACACAAACCAACCCAAATGTCTTGGATTTATCACCAAGTCGAATCACACGGCCAATGGTCTGGGAGATACCAATGTAGTCCATGTTTCGCATGAACAACACTGCTTCAAGACCGTTGACGTTGATACCTTCAGACAGGATGCTATGATGCATCACAACAAACTTCTTGGAGGAATCTTTGCCCCATGCGTTGAGCGTATCAAAGAACTGCTCACGATTGACCTTTTGACCATCAATGACAGCACCAGTCTTGGATGTAATCATCATCCAAGAATAACCGCGCTGTTGTAGTTGCACACAGAAATCAGATTCTGATACCAGACCGATGATCTGTTTGGTAGTGCGAGCACAAATCAGAATTTTCTGCACACCTTGCTCGTCGATTGTCTCGATCAGGTTGTCAGCATCACGGGAGAAAATAACCTGCTTACCCTTGACCATCTGCAGTTGCTTGACAACAACCTTAGGAGGCAGAATATAACCCTGCTTCACCAGTTCTGGTGCAGGAACCTGACAGATTACTTGGCCATAGACTTCAGGCATGTTCATGCCTGGTTTGGAAATAGTAGCAGAATGCTTAGGAGTAGCAGTGAAGAAATAGCAGCGGTCAGCAGTAGAAGAGAAATACTCGGTGGCAGGGAAAAAGTGACGTTGAACACTGTTATGTGCCTCATCAAAGTAAATGGTATCAACCTTAATATCTGCCTGTTGCAGACGCTGCAGGGAGTTGTAGGTGGTGAAAATCAGTTGATGCTTATTTACAATCTCGCAAGCAACATCATGTGCTTGAATTTCAGATACTTTAGTGGTGCTGTAGTGATGCGTCTCACCTGAGTGTATGTGCATCACTTCGGCATTAGTGATATGCTCAAGAAATTCGCTAGACAACTGACCTGCCAGCAAGATGCGCGGCGCACACACTACAACAGTCTTAGGAGTTTCTGATTGAAATAGGCGCAGAGCATCATAGATCATTTTTAGGGTCTTCCCACCGCCCGTTGGCACGATCAGCTGACCTTTCTTATACTTCTGCATCGCAGCAACAGCGCGGTGTTGATGTGGGCGGAGCGTGATCATGAATTGCGTTTCAATGTGGCCATTATACAGCAAAAAGGGGTCGCTGTGGACCCCCTGTGACGGTTCTAGAACTGGATCACTGGCAATAGCAGCGAATATAATTCTTCACATCATCAGCACTTACAGAAGACTTAGAAGTAGGGTTAGCAAGAGCATAGATCTCATCAACAAACTTCTGATTCTTCACATTAAAGAAAGAATCGGTGATCTGACCAGATTTGATCAGATAGTTGTTAACATTATTTGCAGATTTGACAAGATGTTGCCAAGGCTTCTTATCGGTAGAAGTGGAACCCAGATAACGCTTAACAGTAAAAGTGGAGAAGAAATCTTCAATATGAGCGGTCATGTTGAAGTTAATTCCAAGACCACCCATTGCATCATCCAGAAGAGGATGCAGACGCTTCTCAAAGTTATAGAGTCCACGAAGCAGGTAGGAAGAAATTTCCATCTCAGGTTTCTCTTTTTCCCAATCGACAGAGTTGCAGAGAGTTTGCACAATGTCTTTCAGAGTATCCAGAGCATCGTCGTTGGTAGCATAAGAAACCAACTTTTTCATCTGTGCCACTTTGGTGCAAGTAAAGTGTGGATTTGTTACCAGAGGGAAGGGGAATGAAATGGGTTGCCAAGTCAAACCAGGAATGCTTTTGTAGAAGTTCATCGTATTGATGGCATCTACATCACCACATGCAACTTGGTGAGGAAGTGCTTCCCAATCTTTAGTGGCATTGATACCTTTGATTTCCTTATAGAAAACCTTGGATGCTTCAAGCGAACGATCTGTTTGAGAAACCGAAGATTCAAAAGCAACGACACGAGCCATCACTTCAAGATCTTGACCAGTCACTTGTGCAATCGCAGCAATCTGTGCTGTAGTATGTTGCTTTTTGACAGGATTAAATTCACCAGTTACTTCATCATAGAAGAACACGGGAATTTCGGACTCACAGAAATCAACCGTGTGGTTGTACAACTCAAAGTTCTCGGAACAATACTCAGGGAGAACCAGGCGCACACCACCTTGCTTATAGAAAATTTTAGAAACAGGAACTTTTACCGTATAAGTTTCTTTGCGGTTGGTCTGGTTGTTATAATGCTCATAAAATTTGGTCAGGGACATGAAAGAATCCCCAAAACCAATAGGATACTTTACATTTGCGGAATCAATGTTATCTTGGACAATGGAGCGCAGTCCACGGAAACGAGGTTCCGAAATCATGGTGAGTGCTGAAACAGAACTCATGTTTTTGACTGCACTAAAAATTTCAGCAGTCAGATCTTGAGTGGTAGTCATAAGAAAAAACAAGTAAAAGACAAAACCTTTTAACGAGGGTTAACTCATGGAATTGGGAGGGGATTAAGTTCCCGTCCCTCAACCATGTGGCCAATATAACCGATTTAAAAGAACTCGTCAAGGCCCCCGACCAGTTCGGCAACTGTCACAGTATCAGTCACCTTATCTCCAAGCACTCTCACCATGAGATCCAACGATCTCTGATGTGGACGACCCTTCCATCCATACCATTTGCTTTTCTTACCTACAGCATATGGTGGAAGCTTTCCTACGGAAAGATACTGCTCCGCAGTAAGATCATAGATGTTATCATCATTCTGTATCCACCAATGAGTCTCACCACGGTAATCAACACCACTCATTGGTTGCAACTTATCAGTATCCATCAGATAGAACAATGCCTGCGTAGAGTGATAGCAATGTCCATATGTTGGATTTGTTTGATTTTCTGCACGATACCTAGGTGATAAAAGATCTGGTGACAGATTGCGTTTAATCAATCCCATCACCAGAGCCATATTCATCTCACAGAATCTGTAAGGTACAAAACTCAATGTACGAGTCTTGATGATTGTGTCTCCGTTATATTTGTGTCTCTCTACAATTTTCATCAAAAATAGGTTGCAATTAATACAGTTCTTCTTTTACCAATATCTGGTTGATAGTGGCAATGTTTTCCTTCAAATGTAATTATAACATCTTCTTGAGGATGAAAATATTCTTCTTGGTTAGTTCTGGGATCAATGACTACAGTTGGACCACTTGAATTGTTCAAATATATCAGCAAATTCTTATGTGGAAAATCGTGATCGACATGCGGATCACATGCAAGTCCTCCACCACTATTAAAAGTATCGTTAATATTAATTCTTATAAAATAATTAATCTCAATATCATTATAATTCAATATTTCCTTTAAGATTTTAGTTGTAACTACAACATGATCCGAAATTGGTCTCGAAACAGGCCATGAAATAGTTGGTCTTAGGAGAATTGTATGAGAATAAAAAAATGTTGCAAATGCTCCCAAACCATCTGTAGTATTGCCGGCATACCATGGAAATTCATTACTAAAAATAGTTTGTTTAAGACTCAAATATTCTTCTGTAAGGGGATTCTTAAGCTCTTTAATCAACATTCCCATCAACCCGGACAAAGGTATTCTACAGGGATTTATTATGTTCTGTCAAGTACCACAGATATTCTTCATACAACACTTCTTCCATCTGCACTGCTTGTTGTTCCCATGGTTGATCTTCATAATCAACATTAGAGAAATCAATGCCTCTCCAATGTCTCTTACCATAACGATCTCTGAGAGCACCTTGAACATGCTGATACACATGCCAGAGTTCATGTAGCAGCGTCTTGGTATAATGTTCGGGTGTCATGAAGTTGTGCATTTCAATCTCAAATGCACGAGGACGATAGTCACAATCAGTGGCCCACACCCAACCATACACACCCTCACGATACAGACCGCGATGGTGAATGGAAATGTACAGTTTGTGTCTGGGAAGGTGTTTCCCTATAAACCACTCTACAATACGCTCACAGCGGCGTTTAGAGTAGTTATAACCAGTAATTTCAAGAGATAGCATAGTTCAGCACCGATTCAGTGAGTTTAACACCCCAGTGCAAGAAGTTCACAAATGCACCGATAAAGACCAGTTTTTCGGTTAATGACAGTCGCATGGACTCCTGTTATCTGGAGCCATTATAAAACCCCTCAGAGGCGATCTGAGGGGTCAGGTGGACAGTTTTTACTTTGGCATACCCAAGTATGGTCGCCCATCATAAATGTTATTTTTATTTTCTCCATCAGCATTTACATAATGCAGAAATGCTTGCAAATACCAATCTTGCTCAAAAGGAGGTCTCCAGTGATAAAGATCACACCCACGATATAAACAAAGATCTCCAGGCTCAAGAAGAATTTCTACAGCATCTTTTCCATCTTCATGAGTTGAAAAGTAAATTGGATTGATTGGAGTTTCATTAGGAATTCCAAGAGCCAATGTTGCAGATAACTCACATGATGGTCGATCCCGATGTATTTTTAGTTCATCACCTTTCCCATATAATCTAGTGTAAGTATATGTTGGAAGTAAATTATATCCAGTTAGTTTACTTAATGAATTTGTAGCATTTCCTAAAATGGTATCCATTAGTGGATCGCCATAAAAAATAAAACTATTTGGTGCTTGCATATCACCAATAACTGCTTGGCCTGCACGAAGTCTTGTATAAAAATACGATTGTATAAACTCAATGAAATCACTATCTTTATTTAAAAAATTTCTAACAATTTCATATCCCTTTTCTTTAAACATGTTTCACCTCAAGTTTGGTCCATGAATCCATGCAACTAAGGAAAATCTTTCTCCTTTTGTAACAGGGGTAACTTCATGTAGAGTGTGTGATGGAAAAAATACCATCATACCTTTTTGCTTTGAAATAACAGTTGGATTATGAGATAAGTGCAATAACAACACTCCACCTTCATAATCATTGGGATCTGATAATTGCAATGACATGCTCAACTTACGATTATGTGGTAATGACCATGGTGTTGGATCTGTGTGTGCATGGTAAGTTCCTTCTTCCGAACTTAAGTAGTGAGTAAATTGAAGTTTTTCAATTTTTTCCAAATCAAAATTCCAAAATTGTTGATTGTTCTGCTTTACAACATCAGTAATTTTTCTGAATATCCATTCTGTTTCTGAATTTGCACCAATCCAAGATACGAAAGATCTTCTATGATCTAAACAATCTTCTCCACGACCTCCAGTTTCAGCTCTTTTGGGACTCAACCTCTTGCCAATTACAATAATTCTTTCAATTTCTTTATCCGTAAAAACATTAGTATTCCAGCACCAATTTTCTGTTGGTTGGTGATTCAAATGCCAATATTCTGACCCATTATTATTTGTCGGATCGTTTCTAACAATATCATTGAAATTATAATTATAAGAAAAATGTTCAGAAATCATAGTTTACACTTGGAAAGTCCGCAATAGACTGACACGATTCTATTTGAGAGTATACTTCTTTTTCCCACAAATTGCAACTTTCATTATGATCCTCAATTAAATTGGAGATATTGATGATATCTTCTGCAGAAAATTCATAATACTGAAAACGAAGTTTTAGTACAAATGGTTTTTCTGAATTTTGCTGTGCCCTTTGTTTAAGAATAAGAAGTTCTAATCTAGTTTCAGAATCTGTAGGAATGGCAATGTCATTATAAGTAAGTAAAGATTCCTTCTTTTGATTTACTTTTTCCGTTACAAGAACTTTAAGTGTCAATTTATTCATCTCAAGATTTTCTGGACTTGATTCATACTCAGAAATCTCGGGTGAACGAATGTTTATCCATCCGAGGTTATCCCAACCAGCCCATTTGAGATCACGAATTTCTTCATCAGAAAGTCCAGGAAGACCAGCAATGTTTCTCCAATTTTCTGGTAATTCTTGGACTTTATCTAATATAATTTTATTTTGTGGGTCAACTAAAACATAAAAATTAATCATCACTCTTCAGTATCTTCTTCAATCTTTTTCTTTCTTCTTGATGATGCTTCTAATTTGGGTTTTTCAATTAAATCAGCTGCAGCAGGTAACGAACCAAATTTTTTCTCTTCAAATTTTAATAATTGCTTTCTATCTTTATCATTCATCTGCCAAGGGGCAGTTCCTTTCCAGTGAGTCGCTTCCGGTTGTTCCAGATCCCACGTTCTCCAAGTGGTAAAATCTTGTTTTGGTCTCTTGGCAATTTCTAATCCTGCAGCTGCTGCTAATTGTTCAATAATTTCAACTGCTTCTACTGGATTTACCAAATACCATAGTTGAGCATGTTCTCCTCGCATACCAATTTCAATAACTCCACCGGTCGCTTGACCGATGGTTATTGAACGAGCTCGGGTTTGATTTGCGAGAATAGTTGCCAATTCATTTTTTTCATATTCATTTTTGATTTGTTGTCTTATTTTAGACAATCTTTCTTTCTTTTGTGGCATGATAATAATTAAAGAATAATTAAACAATCTTGATTATATATGTCAGTTAACTCTATCCCAGACGGAACTTTCTGAATTGTATTGATAGAGTTCTCCATTTCCATGGAGATCATATGATTGAGATGAATCAATTTCCCAGGTTAAATCATTGAGAATGTAATAAAATTCTGGTTTTGGTGAAATAAATCCCTGTCTTGCTGCATCGTATGTCCAACCCATTTGAGGAAGATTGCGAAGAGGTGAACCTTCATAATCAAATTCGACAGAACTATATCCTGGTTCATTATATCCTGTTGGGACTGGAATTGCGTTAGGATCTAAGTAATCTACATCATCAATTGCAAGTTCATTTTCATTTATTATATTAATAACAACATTATTTTGATCTAAAATTGCAATTTTTTTTGCATTCCCTGTTGGCAGTTTTTTGGGAATAATTTGATTGGTTGACGGATCATATTTCCAACCTACTTCAATAGGTGAGGCTTCATAATCAAATCGCCTATAAGTGCCTCCTTCTGGAACATTTTTTACAATTTCAAATTCATGATCGTACATGAAATTTACAACAGTATTTTTTTCATCCAAAATTACAGCTTTTATTGTTTGTGGTAAAGGTGTGTTTTCCATTTTACTGAGAACTCCAACTAATGGTTACAAATCCGCCGGGGGCAATTGATATTGGATAACTTGTTTGTGGTGTTGTCGTTACGTTTGGTGATGTAGATGTGTTTGCAGCAGATCCTGGATTTCCTGGGTTGGCAGATCCACCAGATCCTGGGTTTCCTGGGCTTCCACCGGATCCAGCATGAGATCCTCCTCCTCCTCCGCCGCCGCCTGCATAACCACAAGCTCCTGGACCATGACCACCTCCACCTATACATTCTTGACAGAAGTGATGCGACTCACCACCACCGTGCCAACCTTCATGTCCAGCATGGCTTTGACCACCAAAGTGACCATGACCACCAGCGCCACCGTTTCCACCATGGCCACCGGGTCCACCACCGGCGTTACCACCGCCATTAGTGCCTCCAGGATTTCCTCCAGGAGTTCCTCCGCCACCGCCGCCGCCGTTGCCGTGGTGATAGTTTGTATTATGCTCACACCAAGCATTACCACCTGCACCACCTCCGTTTCCACCTGCACCACCGCCTCCTGCGCTACCAGCGTTTCCTGGATTTCCTGAGTTTCCAGTTCCAGCATTGCCACCAGCACCGCCAGTAAAGGTTACTCCAAGTGCAGTAGATGAAGGACCCGTAGATCCTGCATTTCCAGGGTTTCCAGGGTTTCCTGCTGGTCCTGGGTTTGCACTTCCCGCAGAACCAGAAGATCCTGCCGCGCCGGATCCGCCGTTACCGCCGCCGCCACCACCGCCAGCACCACCCGAGTTAACATTTCCAGGGTTGCCAGCACCACCATGGGAACCGCTTGGGTTTTCGTGGTTCCAACCACCGCCACCGCCGCCGCCGCCGCGGCCAGGCTGTCCAGGGCTTCCGCTTCCTGCGCTACCGGCGTTTCCAGCTGCTCCAGGATTGCCAGCATTTCCTGCCGCACCTTTGCCCTGAACATCAACTCTCAGCAATCTTGCTGGACTGGTGAAAGTTCCAGATGTATTGAATGTGACTGAAGATGCGGCTTGCATATTGCCGCGATAAATTGATCTTCCCGCTGCCATTGTTCTGTGTGTAAGGGACTAAATTAATCTAGGTAAAACCAACCTGTTATTATATATTTAGATTTATTTCCGTGAACTACGTTGCCTCTGTGAGTATGGGTAAATCCAGCAGGCCAAATAATTGCAGTATTCTCTTTAGGAGGAATTCTCAATTTTTGATATAAAAATTCCGTTTCTCCTGCTTCTTCAATATCATTTAAATATATTGCCCAAACAAGACATCTGTTTGGTTCAGGATTTCCTTGTTCACAATGCCAAGCATGATAACCTTCGCCTGGTTGAGTTTTTTGTATTTTCATACAAGTAGAACGAAGAATCATGCCCTGAAGAATATCATATTCATTTGCATAAGCATCAAAACATCTTTGCAAACCACCTTGAATTAAATCTTTTGTAAACTCACCATGGAAACTGCGAAATGAGTTTCCATGGTGATTGTTTATATTCAAGAACATGAACGTGTCACTTTTATGATGTTTTTGTGCATTTTCCGCAGATTTTCTTGTGCCGCAATAACCGTTTTCAATAAATCTTTCAAAATCTTGAATTATATGTTGGCACAGTCCTTCAGGGAAAACATTTTCATAAAAACCAATGTAATCAAGATATCTTTCAGACAATTCAGGAATCATCATAGTTTATAAAAAAATTATGAGTAGTTATAGAGTGAAAGGTTACCAAGCCAAGTTGTACCACCATTAGTGGTAAAGAAGGTATAAACATCTGTTCTACTTCCAGTGGTTGTTCTGGTTGGAACAGTAGCATTTGGCCACTTGACCGAAGCAGGCCAGGTGATTGTTCTGCCTGCAGTTGCATCATTAGCGAGAATCAGAGTGAATGTGAATGAACCAGATGGAATACCAGTTGTGCTGAACGTAAATGTGCAGTTACCAGTCAGAGTTGCTGTAATTACGCTTCCACTTGACAGTGCTAAAGTTGCTGCTGTTCCGGTATTACCATGAGCATTAACTGTTTCTGCATATGCTGTGAGGGTCTTGTTTGTCAGAGTTGCAGTCGATGAAGTTGTAACAACGTTAACACCTTCGATTGCAACTACACCAGCAGATACTCTAGAAATTGTGGTATCGGTTGCATGACCAAGTTCTACAGAACCTACACCTAATGCAGTCGAAGTAGATGCTGTCAACCCACTGATTGGCAGACCAGTACAACTGGTAAGAGTACCTGAAGAAGGAGTACCTAATACTGGTGTTGTTAATGTTGGTGATGTTAAGGTTTTGTTGGTCAGTGTCTGAGTTCCAGTTAACGTAGCAACTGTGCTATCAATTGCAATGGTAACTGCACCAGAACCATTATAAGAAGAACCAGAAAGACCTGTGCTAATCGTAAGTGCATTCAGGTTAGAACCAAGAGCAACACCAGAAATTGTGGAGTTTGCAAGATTAGCATTACTAATAGCAGCAGATCCACTCAAGTTACTGTTGGTAAGACCAGAAATAGTGTTCGATGCAGCGGCAATTGTCTTATTGGTTAATGTCTGAGTATCAGTTGTACCAACAATTACACCAGTAGGAACTGCCTTGCCAAGAACTGCAGATGCTGTTAAAACATCAGTGCCAGCAATCTTATATGTTTTACCAGTAAGAAGATTAACATTCTCGGATGATGTCCAAGAATCTGTTGAATCTACCCAGTTCAGGGTCTTATCGGTCGTTCCTTTCAGTGTAATACCACCACCATCAGCTGCAACATCAGATGGAGAAGCAGTTGAACCAAGTTCAATGTTCTTATCATCTACTGTCAATGTTGTTGAGTTAATGGTTGTTGTTGTTCCATTAACTGTTAAGTCGCCAGTGATTGTTACGTTTGAACTGAAACCAACAGCACCAGTGAATGTTGAAACTCCAGATACTGTAGCATTTCCAGTAATCGCTACGCTAGATGATGCTGTAAGAGCAGCAAAACCTGCAGTTCCAGTGAATGTTGGTGATGCTGAGAATACAACTGCTGAAGAACCAGTTTCATCAGTCAGTGCCGAAGCTAAGTTTGCTGATGATGGAGTTGCAAGGAATGTGGCAACGTTAGCACCAAGACCAGAAACACCAGTGGATACTGGTAATCCAGTACAGTTGGTAAGAGTACCAGATGTTGGAGTACCAAGAACAGGAGTTACCAGAGTTGGTGATGTAGCAAATACATTAGCTCCAGTACCAGTTTCATCAGTCAGTGCTGCAGCTAAGTTTGAAGATGAAGGAGTTGCTAAAAATGTAGCAACGTTGGCAGCAAGGCCAGAAACACCCGTGGATACAGGTAATCCAGTACAGTTGGTAAGAGTACCTGAAGAAGGAGTACCTAATACTGGAGTTGTAAGAGTTGGGGATGTAAGTGTTTTGTTGGTTAATGTATCTGTCGAAGATACTGTAACAACGTTAACACCCTCAACTGCGATTCTACCTGCAGCAGCTCTTGAAATAGTGGTATCTGAAGCATTTCCTAATTCAAGATTACCACCAACTGCTAAGGTATTTGTGCTTGCATCAAATGTTAAATCAGCATCTGTTGCTGATGCTGTCATTGTTCCTGATGTCATACTTGTCAGGACAACTCTTTGAGATCCTGATGCAGCACTTAACGTTGAACCAGTATTGCTTAATCCAGAACCATCACCAGAAAATGATGCTGCAGTAATAGCAAGACCAACAGCATGAATGCCACCAGAAGTAATGGTTACTCCAGAACCAATTACTGCACGAGTAGCAGTTACAACACCAGCACTAACAATATTTCTGTTATCATCAATTATATTTGAGCCCGAAAGTTTGATAGCCATTTTTGGGGAAGTTAGATGTGGTTACCTTGAGTTATTTAGAGAGTTTGGAGATTAAGAATAGTTATACAATGAAAGATTTCCATACCAAGTTGAACCACTATTAAAGGTGTAGAACGTATAAACGTCAGTTCTATTTGCTGTGGTAGTTCTTGTTGGAACTACTGCGTTTGGCCATACTACTGAAGCAGGCCAAGTAATTGTTCTGCCTGCAGTAGCATCATTCGTTAAGTGCAATGTAAATGTAACTGTATCTCCAGTTGGAACTGATCCTAAACTGAATACCCATGTAGCATTTCCAGTCAAAGTAGCGGTTACAAAATTTCCGTTTGAAAGATCAAGAGTTGGAGCCGTACCAGTGTTACCAAAAGCATACCGCTTTTCAGCATAACCTTGAAGAGTAGCATATTGTACTACTCTTCCTGAAGTGATAACGGTTGTACCACCGATCTGATAACTACCAGTTCCTTTTGTTGTAAAGGATGTTGCAGACACAACGCCGACTGCATTTACACCACCACCTGTGATCGTCGTTGCAGAACCAACAATCAGTGATGATATTGTGGAAATGCCCGTTGAATTTATATTTCCAACAACATTTCCACTAAATGTTCCTGCAGTGATAATTCCTGCAACAAATCCACCACCAGCATTACGAGCAACTATAGCTGAGGCAGTATTTGCTGAAGCGGCATTGGATGTAACGGTAAAAGTTTGACCAGATGCACCAGTATAAGATGCGGATCCAGATAAACCTGTTCCAGATGTTGCAAGAGTTAATGTTCCTAAAGTTCCACCAAGAGAAATACCTGAAATTGTGGAATTTGCAAGGTTTGCATTGGTAATACCAGCAGTGCCACTTAAGTTACTGTTAGTGAGACCAGTGATTCCAGATCCAGATCCACTAAAACTTGTCGCTGTAATAATTCCCGCATTGATACCAGAACCATTAAATCTACTTGTTCCGATAGTTGCACCAGTTCCATCGAATGTAAAATTGGAAGATCCTCCAAGAACACCGGCATTATTGAATTGAACTTGAGTATTTGATCCACCAGGAGTTACAGTTCCACCTTCAATAAAGATTGTACCAATACCTGCAGTGAAATTAGTGAATACTGTTGAAACACCAGATCCACGGAAGTTTAATAGAGTAACACCAGATCCAACAAATCCTCCAGCAGTAGAAATACCAAGGTTTGGAGCTGCATTGACCCCAGTTAAGTTTGAACCATCTCCAAAATAAACAACTGGTTGACCGCCATTTGCTGCGGTAATGATTCCAGCAAACAATCCACCACCCTGATCGATACTAAAAATCTTAACGTGAGATGCAAAAGTTGTAACTCCAGTTACATTAATTCCACCTGAGTTAATAGTAACACCACTTCCAATAACTGCTGATGATAATGTACAATTTCCCGTTACATTCAATGATGCCGCAGTTGCTACACCAGTTACATTTAGATTTGTTGGAGTTACTTGTGTAGAATTAATATTTCTTATCGTTGCAATACCAGTAAGATTAATTCCACCATTTGAAATTGTTGTTGCAGTTCCAATTTTTGCCGATGTTGCAGTTATAAATCCAGTTACATTAATGCCACCAGAGTTAATAGTAACACCACTTCCAATAACTGCTGATGATAGTGTAGAATTTCCCGTTACATTTAATGATGCTGCAGTTGCTACACCAGTTACATTTAGATTTGTTGGAGTTACTTGATTTGAATTGATATTTGTTATGGTAGCAATACCAGTAAGGTTAATTCCACCATTTGCAATTGTTGTTGCGGATCCAATTCTTGCAGATGTTGCAGTTACAATTCCAGTTACGTTTATACCACCAGAAGTAATTGTAACAGCAGACCCTACAATAGCAGACGATAACGTAGAAACTCCAGAAACACTTAAACGAGTTCCAAATAAAGTGTTTTGATATGTAGAAACTCCTACAAAGGTAGAAACTCCAGAAACGTTGATATCATCAAATTCACCTTGACCATCAACATCTAATGATCCACCAATAGCAACTCTGTTTGAAAAAGTTGCAACTCCAGTTATTGTTAAATTTGCAATATCAACCTGACCACCCAATAATGCACTGTTGAGTGTTGTTTTCGCAGTTGCATTAATTGTTTGAATTCCCGATAAACTTAAGAGTCCAGATCCATCGGTTTCAAATACTGTTGTAGTTCCAACTCTATAAACTGATGCTGTAGCAACGCCAAGTTGAGAAAATGAGGATATAAATTGCCCAACTGTGGCAATACCAGTAACTACAATATTGGTGACGCCAATTCCACCTTTGACATTAAAGTCATGAACTAAAACACTTGTTCCAACACCAACTTTATTATTGTCAGTGTTTACAATAAATAATCCGCCATTAACCTCAAGACCATTTTTAATTACAAAATTCTTAGTAATTCCAGCCATTGAGGTTCACTCTCCCCTCTGTTGATGGTTTTTTATTATTTATCAGGAATAATTATAGATTGAAAGAATTCCGTACCAGTTGCTTCCACCATCCTTAGTAAAGAATGTATAAACATCACTCTTATTAGCAGTGGTGGTTCTGGATGGAACTACACCGTTTGGCCAATTAACATTTGCCGGCCAGGTGATTGTTCTGCTTGGAGTTGCATCGTTCGTCAAGAATAATGTGAATGATGTAGTTGTTGCTGGAGTATTTGTAAATGGAGCAAAGGTTGCATTTGCATTTAATGTTGCAGTTACAAAGGTTCCATTTGCAAGATCAATTATAGGAGCAGATCCTGTATTACCAAAAGCATAAAGAGTATCAGCAATTGCACCTGTTGCTGTAAGAGTGCCAGTGGCAATTATATTTCCACCAATTGTTGTATTGCCAGTAACATTTAATGTTCCACCAATCGTTGTGTTACCGGTAATGTTTGTTGTTCCAATAACATGAAGATTTGACGTTGCATTTGCAGTTCCAACACCAAGACTATTTGATACATAGGCATTTCCAATAATATCTGCAGCACCTCTTGGAGTTGCTGTTCCCATACCTACACGATTTGTATCTGCAATGACAAGGGTATTTCCTTGACCAGCATGGGCAATTGATAAGTAAGAACCACTGCTTGCTGAAGATCCCTGATAATTATATGACAGAAGAACTGACTGGAAATTATCTGTTCCAAAGGTTCTACCAATCGCAATGCCCGCAGAACTTGATACTGCCAGATTTGGTGCAAGGAATCTTGCAAGGCCACCATCTACACTTGTAGAAACACCAGTGGAAACATTGAGTCTTGCGGGAGCAAGAGTTGTTCCGATTCCAACGTTAAGATTTGCATAAATTCCAGTACCAAGTCCAGAAGCTACATTTGACCATTGGGAAGCAGCTGACAATCCAGTAAGTTGAGAACCATCACCATAGTAAGTTACAATACCTGTGGATGCAGCAATAATTCCAGAAGAAATTGATGTAATACCTACATTTAAACTTCCAATACTAAGAGATCCTATGGTAACAATACCACTGATTCTTGCATCACCAACAACATCTAATGCAGACCTCGATCCTGTTGTTCCGATACCAATACCAGAAGAAACATATGCATTACCAGTGATTTGCAATTTCTGATTTGCAAATCCAGTTGATGTTGCAGCACCGATAATCAGTGTTGAGTTGTCTTGGAATAGGAAGTTTGCATTACCAGTATTGGTGTTAGATGGGCTCTTATAAAGAACCTGATTTGCTCCACCAAATACAAGACCATTTGGAAGGGTTCCAATGAATCCAAAAGGTTCCCATTGATTATCTACAGTGTAAACCCATCCAAGATACTCATTGTGTACTGGTCTTGCTTTATAGACAACATCTCCAGAATTGCCCGCTATAGCTGGAGTTGTTCCAATTCCAACAGTAAACTTACGAGCAACATCAGCATCTCCTTGAAGAAGTAATGATCTTGCTTCAATACCATCTTCTGATGTTGATGTTAATTTTGCATCAACGACAATTGGACTTTCAAAGGTTTGTACTTGTTTCTCTGGAGTTAATACTTTATCCCCCGTGACAGTGATTACTGGAGTACTGAAAGTTTCCTCTCTTCCCGTGGCTTTTGTAACTCTATTCGTTGTATAAAAATCACCTTTATCATCCATTCCACTGTATTGAATAGCGCCACCAGACACTTTAAATGCACGACTTAATTCAATTTCTTTTTGTGTGAGAGTTCTATTTTGTCTATCAGGGAAAGCAGTTGAATAGTTACCAGGACCAAAACCAAGATATTCAAATGTGTGTGCTGAAGCACGAATAATTGAGTTTCTACGAAGTTCAATTGGATAGACATGAATGTGTCTTACGGCAGTTCCACTGGAGTGATTTTGTAATGGAGTTCCAAATAAAGCTCTATAAGCGTATACAGTGCTTCCAGATACTGTTTGATTGATTCTAAAAATTTCATCATCAATCGAAAAGTAATCTCCAATCTTAAATCCAAGAATATCTGCATTATTAACAATAAGTGGAGTTGATTCCGAATCTGTTGATAAAATAGAAGAACCAAGAGTTGTTGTAATTCCAGCATATGAAACACTCAAACGTCCAGAAGAACCTTCAAATTCTTTCTCAATATCTCCACCATAAGATGTTAATCCTGGTTGATAAATTGTAATTAATCCACCAGGAGGAGTGGTTGCAGATGCGATTCCAATATTGACTGCAATAGATGTTGCAGAATTGATTTTTGTAACAATAAAGTCACCATTGAATAAAGCTTTAT